CATTTAATTTTTCAGCTGTAGAAATTGCCTCTTTAGCCTGCTTAATTAATGTCTTATCTGATGGTTTATTTGCTGAATCTGTCATGCGAATATACTTTGATATGTTTATTTATTCTACATCAGAAACTGTTACAGTTTCTGAAGTGGTCTCTACTGGTGGTTTGAATGTAGATTCATACTCCTTAGATGACTGTTCATTCAACAGTACAAATTTTGATGATTTTGATGGCATATCTTCTTTAGTTACATTGGCTGGAGACGTTGGTTTTACTCCCCCTACAACTTGAATTGCATTAGGGTTCATTTCACTATTAAATCTATTAACTCTTGCAAAAGAAGTACTTCCATCTTTAGATTTTGTAATCTCAAAATCAACGAGATTATTTCCTAAAACATGAGTAATAACAGGTACTTGTTCTGACTCATCCATAAAAAATCCAAGAACCCATTCACCACCCCATATACCTATCGATCCACCACTATAATTACCTTGTGAAGTTGGTTTTGCAACAATTGCCCACGGTAAATCCTCATCTGGAATTAATGCATTCTTTGGATGTTTACCTGGTATTCTTACCTTAACACGATTACCATGAGATTCTATCCAAGTTGCTCCTTTTACAAATTGATTTTGATCAGGAGGCACTTGCCCTATAAACCAACTATATTCATGTGTAGCATATCCTAGATTACTTTTCATTATTTACCGTTTTTAGTGTATAGACCGTAAGTATCACGAATTAAAGTCATAGAAGTAAATGATCTCAACCTATCAAATGAATGGCATAAATTAAGAATCAAATAACTTCCACTCTGTACAGGATCAGAAGAACCCATTTCTTTACCATCTGTTGATAGAATCTCAAAATTACATTGAATCACATCACCTGCTTTTAATTCTGGATTACAAGGAACTTGTAAAGTCACCATTTGTGTAAATAACGAATTATATCTCATAGTAGATTGTGCTTGCCAATCTTTTGCCCCAGTAGTCTCTTCACCTGAAGGAGTTGGATCAAGTGTACCAACATCTAAAATATCATAATGAGTTCTAGTAAAACTTTTTACAGATGGTAATTCTGCAGATTTTCCCAAAGATGTATCCAAGGTAATAGATTTAGAACTTCCTTGATTTTTTCCACCTGCTTCATTAAGTTTACAAATTATCTCTTCCTCTTTAAATGTTTTTGGATTAAAGAAAATAGTACGATTCTCATAGATACCAGATTTTAGAGAATTAATTAAACTTTGATTCTTAACAACAGAAAAAGATAATATTTTAAAATCATTCTCATCATTATCCAAATTAGCTTTTGATACACCTGACTTATAATATGTTGCAATAGGACCTTGTGATATCAAATCATCAATTGATTTAAACTTAAACCCTTCTCTAGTTTCATAAAAGAAAAATCCAGGATTCCCCTTATCAGGCATAGATTTTGATGCTAACGAACAAAGTACATCAAAAACAGAACTACTATTTCCAACAAAACTATAAGAATTTGCCGTCGAATCTACTTCTACATCAGTCTGTAGAAATTGATTTACTAATATCTTAACATTATTACTAATTTTTCCAGTATATTTTTGGTAAACTGTTGATTCTTGATTAGAAATTGCACCTTTTGATACTATATCGAGAATAACAGATTCACGTTGAGATTCTTGATCCAAATTCACTGCACCATTTACATAAAGTGGCTTATTAGTAAAATCTAATTTTCCCAACTTACCACTAATTTTAAAACTTAATTCCTCTCCACCTGTTATTGGTAAAGCATTATAAATTGATCCAGATCTTTCTTGTTTATCATATGCTTTCTTATATTTCATAGAATTACCAGTATCTTCAAAGACTAAATTTGCCGTAATATTAGGTGATAGCAAACTCTCATAATAATTTACAGTTAAAGTTTTACCATCTATACGTTGAACATGTCCATCTTTACCAGTAATAGTAAGTGGAAAAATCTTCGATGCTAATGCTGCACTTGCTTTTGACATTTATCTACGCCCCCATAATGCTGAAGCTTTAGGACTTGCTACAGAAGTATTTCCTTTAGATACAGTAACAGGTGTTATAATTGGCATTGGTTCTGCAACTGGTTTAATAGCAAATAGAACTACCACATCTCTATCAGGATCAGATTCAATATTACTTGCTAATAATGAAGATACCCTAGTTTTATCTACTGCACTAATATTTGTTTTACTACCTTCTATACCTTCCCAATTAATAGATCTAGGAGTTTGTTGATTATCCAAAGATACATCATCAGACACTATAACTTTTTTATCAATTATAATATCAGTAAATGTTTTAAACATACTCTTATCAGATTCAATATTCTCCTTCATCCTATCCACAGAGATTTTGAAATCTATAAATCCATTATTTGCTAATCTTTGTGGTTTTGTACCTGCTTGTGTTGGAATAGATTGTCCTTGTTGTTTTGTACCTGCTTGTTTAGAAGATTTTACGGTCCCACCACCAGAGAATTGATTAAGAGTAGGAAGATCTTCTACAGAATTTAAATTTGGTGTGTCCTTAACAGAAGAAGTTTCTTCATCCTTCGATTCTTTTACAACAGCACCAAATCCTGCAAATAATTTTTCTATTGCATTCATATCTTTTTCTACAGATGCATCATTAAGATCTGCATCCATATCTTTACCAAGTTTCTTTATATCCTTTTCAAGTTGTTCATTCTTTTCTTTCGATGAAAAAGGACCTCCTAACATATTCCCTAATGATGCTATTATATTAACAAATCCACCTATAACACTTTTAACTCCCTTCATAAAAGCACTATTAAAAAATGTTTCAATTCCAGTTATTATTTCTGGAAGAAAATTAACTGCTATTCCTGCAAGTATTAATCCGGCAAACTCAAGTACCTTATCAAATATACCTTTAACTGGTGCTGTAACTGCACTTGCAATATTCTTAAATCCTGCACCAATCTTCTTTTCAATTCTAGACTCTTTTGCCCTTATATCCTTACGTTTTTGTAATCCAGTCAATAAGTTATTCTTCTTTATTTGTAACTTTTTGAGTTTCTTATTTGAACTAATAAGATTACTCTTAATATTAGTTACATTTAATTTAAGGTTTTTTACTTGATTATCCATATCTTACACAAATATCCCATATATGTCTGGTGTTACTTGCATCCATTCATTCGCCACATTTGCTGCAGGAATTAAAGGAATATCAGTTGCCGTATTTTCTGGTTGTGGTACTTTTAATGAACTTGTGTCTTTAGGTAAATTAAATGGTAAAAGTGATATGTTACCCCCTTTCTTACTTGCTCCTACTGTTTGTGATATTACCGGTTTAGGAACACTAGAAATTGAATCATATTTTTTAATACTCTTATTAAAATTACTATAAAGTTGTTCTCTCGTATCAATTATTCCTAAAAGATCTCTGGATGCCGCAGCAAACTCACTCCATAATGCACCACCTGCATTATTAATATCTTTAAGAAGAGGTCTGAAAATCTTTGCTGAAGATGTTCTAATAACTTCTTCTCCAGGAGCAAGCATTGCTCTTATACTATCAACAGTTGGGCTTCCAATACCACCTACTGTACCACCAGCAGATTTTTTCATCGTCTGTAATGGAGTACCTTCAAATGCTCCCATTTCTCTTGCTACATCTATTGCAGCAACTCCCCAACCAAGAACAGGAATGGCACTTCCTAATGATAACATTCCACCAACTAAATCACCCTTACCAAATCTATAAACTGCCGATCCCAAATCCCATAAATTTCCTATAAGTGGAAGTGCTCCTAATGCTTTTCCACCAACCTTCTTAGCACCCTTTTGAGCAAGTTCTCCACCAAGTGTACCCAATCTTGTTTTGGGTACTTTACTCATTACACCTTTTGCTGCACCTCCAAAACCTTTTTTACCAAATGCAGCAATACCTCCACGTTGTAATGCAGTTTTAAATCCTTTCTTCGGTATTTTGTTAACAATATTCCATAATGTTCTAAGTATACCAAAAAGTCTACCAGGAATCTTCCATAAGAATCTTCCAAGTTTCCATAATCTACGTGTCCATTTTAAAGCAGTATATCCCAATACACCAACAATTAAGAAAGGAAGTACCTTAAGACCAAAATTAAGTATCCCTCCCATTTTCTCTATATTTTTCTCATCCTTCAACCAATCAAGTGCTTTATTTGCAACAATACCAGTAAAAATAAGTCCAAAAAATTCTTTAATCTTATCAAATACACTTTTTACTGGTGCTGTAAGTTTATTAAAAACTCCTGTACCTGCCTTACCAATCTTTTTAACACTTTCTATTGCAGCTTCTTTCGCAGCAGTTTGTCTCTTTGCCTCATCATCTTTTATTTTTTTTATATCTTTATTCGTTGCAGTAATACGTTGTGAAAAATCTAGTGATAATGCATTACCAATATCTTGAATAGTCTGATTTATTTCACTTAATATATCATTATTATTACCATGCGTGTCTTGATGATACTTAAGAATATTTTTAAGTATTGAAATCTTCTTTGAATTATTCTGAACTACTGAAGCAACTAAATCTCCACCACCACTCTTAACAATAGCATTATTTGTACGAGCAATAGATCCTCCACTACCATCACCTGTACCAAAGAAAGTCTTTACATTGATGGGAGTTCTCTTCAGTTTTACGTTTGAAGGTATGACTTCAGGATTAATTGCCACGTTGTTGTTGCTTTAGGTTTTCTTCTTCAATATACTGTTCCAATAAAGAAACATATACATCCTTTTCCCAAGGAATCATATTTTCTAGCTCTGTTAATGAATATTTATGATGTTGCACCAAAGCAAAATTAATCTTATAGTATGACTCAAGATCAGTATGAGCCATACCTAACTGAAAAAAGCAGCTAGACCCTCCAAAACAACTTCAGAATCCACATCAGTATTAGGGTTTTTTACCTTAACTGTATGAGAAAGTTTAGGCATTGTCGTAAAGAAATTCTCAACCTCTTTAAATTGCTTTGTATTCAATTGTTCAATAAATTCTTCAAGTTCTTTTTGGGTAGAATCAGAAGCACTCCAACTCTCTTCATCATTGTATATAATATCAATACAAGAAGTAATCATCTTCAATGATTGATCTACATTACTTTGTGCTTCACTTACTTCAAAATTATTTTCAACAAATTGCTGTAAAGAAGGATATTTAAGTTTCATTGAAACGGTATCATCAATTTTAATAATACTTTTATGAGACTTATCTTTTTGAACTTTAATAGAATCAATATCAATTTCCATCTGAACTTTAGTATCATTATCATCAGGACACGTCACATTCACTTCTACTGTCTCACCAACAGACTTAGCACGAATATTCAAGAACAAATATTCAATATCAAATGTAGAAAGTGCCTGAACTTTAATACCTCTAGTAATAATACAATCCTTTAAAATTTGAACTATAGCATTAGTAATCTGCTTCATATCTTCAGATTCTAGTGCCATAATTAATATCTTTTCTTCTTTAACTAAAAAAGGACGATATTTAATTTTCTTCCCAGTAGATGGCAACGCCAACTCATATGTTGGAGTAGAAATTTTTGGTAAAGGCATAATATGCTAAAACAAGTCGTATATTTATATAGGAGGGTTATTGGGATTGAACTAAAATATTTCCCATCACATAACGGTCGAAATTAAAACTAACAGTTACTTTTAAAATATCAGCAGAACCATATGATATTGGAATTGGTGTAATTGTTTTAGGAAATGCATTAATAAACTTATAGGTTAATGCATTAGTTCTTATATCCTTTTCAAATTTAGTAACATATAATGTATCTGTCTTATAAGTATTCGGATATTGAAATCTTCTGAATGCATTTCGTCTAGTATCTTGTTGCCCACCAGAAATAAAATCCATCCATCCATCTAAAATTTTCAATGCTGAATAATCATCATCAATATAGAATGTAAAATCAATATCATTATAAATGCGTGTATGAGCAAATTCTTGAGGAATACCCATATAGTTATCTTTTACTTCACCAGTCGCAAATGAACTTGTTGGTAGTGACGTATCTGAACAAAGAAGATTAAATCGTTTTTTAAAATTCCTATAATCACCAAAGGTATCACGTAAATACAATTCTACCTGATATGGTAAATCAAGGGTAATATTATATTGATTGGTTTGTGATAATCTACCAAAGAAGTCCTTTGCTTCGGGCATGGTAATCTTATCAATTATGGATGCTCCCATTCTAAATACTTTATATTTGGATTATATTATTAGTTATTTAGATGGCTTATAAAGGAAAATATCAACCATTATCTCCTAAAAAATATAGAGGCAATCCCACAAACATCATTTACAGATCTTTATGGGAATTAAAATTCATGAAATATTGCGATTCAAATAGAAATATATTAGAATGGGGAAGTGAAGAAATAGTACTTCCATACATCTCACCAATTGATAATAGAGTTCATAGATACTTCCCAGATTTTTATATTAAGGTACGAGAAAGTACAGGGAAAATTAAAAAATATGTGATTGAAATTAAACCTCAAAAACAATGTATCGAACCTAAAGTTCAAAAAAGAAAAACAAAAAGTTATGTTTATCAAGTCTGTGAGTATGCCAAAAATCAGGCAAAATGGGAAGCAGCAACAGAATTTTGTAAAGATAGAAAATGGGAATTTAAAGTACTCACAGAAAACGAATTGGGTATTAAATAATGAGTCGTATTAAATCCGTAAGAGACAATCTAGTTGGTACCGAAGATGCTGATGATTTAATGCTAGAAATTATCAGTGTCCTAGATGAAGGTAATAAAATTCCCGAAGTAGGTAATTTTTATGTGTTCGTATATAATCCCAAAACACCTAACATTAAATATGACCAAAATCCACTAGTTGCAGTCACTCAAGTTCTAGAATGGGGATTTCGTGGAATTAACTTTCATTGGGGTCAAAATAGACAATATACATGGAGTGAAATAGCAGGAGGACTTTATCAAGTCACTGATGATGAGCTAAATGATCTTGATGCTATACCTTTTGGAAAATTTCGTCTAAATAGTTAATAGTAATATACTAGGTCGAT